AATCTAAACCTCCATAGCCGCTCTTGCCGGGAAAAGTTTTACGAGGGTCCATGTTTGTGCCTGCGACGGAGGCGCGGTGACGTTTCATTGCTCCCTTGGCTCTATTGTCGCGGCCTTTCTTAACTGGGCGGTAGACCTTACCCTTGGAGCCGGGAGTTGTGTATCCTTTATCCTCACGACGGCCGGGGGCCGCTAAGAGCGGGTCATCGCCAATCTCAGGTTCTGCCGGTTCTTCTGCTGCGGGTTCGTCTCCACCAAGGTCGGTGTCAAGGTCATCACCAAGATCACCACCGAGATCATCGCCAAGATCTCCAAGACCTTCGTCGCCTCCAAGACCTCCAAGACCTGCTCCTGCGGCCTCTTCTTGCATTGCTTCTGCAACGGCTGCAAGCGAAGCATCAAACTTACGATCGTAGAAGATCTCTCTTTGATTTCTTTCAAACTCTTCGTGGGACATATTAAACAGGTGCTCTGCAACCCAACGACGTGAGAAGAAGCCTTCGGTGGCTGCTCCTGCAACGGAGAACTTTTTGTCCCAGTGTTCCAACTCTTGGAGTTCCGAGATCTTAGATGGGTTATTAAGCGCGAGTTCAAAACTAAGAAGATCTTCGTCCCTAAAGCCGAGCGTATAAAGGTGAATAATACCAACCTTTTCTAACTCCGACACAACTGCTCTTTGCAGACGTTGAATGGTTCTTGCAAAACGAATATCTTTTTGAGCAAGCGTAGTCTTATCTTCTTCTGCACCTTCGGCGTTAGTTAGATACGATGCTGGGATTTTAAGTGCTGAGAATAGTTTGTCTCTGAGATACTTAACATCGTCAATATCGCCTGTCATCGTACCGCCGGGTAAAGGTTGAATGTCTGTTTTAGAATCGCCGCGAACAGGAATATAATAGTCTTCCTCAACCGATAGAGGATTGTATCGGAGATCAACACGGCCAGTTTGGTCATCAACAACAGAGTTACGTTTCATGCTGGTAATAACTTTCTGCATATACTGCTCCACCTCATTTGGTGGAATCTGCCCAACATCAACTTTAATAACACGACGCTCAGGAGAACGAACAATACGATAAGCCATCATAGCATCTTCCAAGAGAATCAATTGTCGGAAGATACGGCGGGCCGGCTCAAGCACCGAGGTTCCATAAGGAGCGTACTTGTCATTTCCAAGAATACGGAAGTGAGCCATTTGCCAATTTTCCAATGTGATACCAGCCGAGTTCCATTGGTATTGAACATAATTTGGGTTTGTTTCGTCCTCGCCCTCAAGGCGCTCCACTTCTCGGGAGGGAAGCCCAATTCCAGTCTTAATGCCATATTTGTCATCAATATCAAGATACAGAAAGAAGTCTCCATACTTGCACATTGTGCGACACCAACCAAATAGATTGTGATCAATATTTAAAATGTTGTGGTATAATGAATCAAGAACTGCTTTTATTTCTTCGTTTGAGCACTTAATATTAAGCATTGGCTGGAGTGACGAATGAGTTGTCATTTCATCGGCGTAGATATCAAGAGCCGAGGCGATCTCTGGTGTGTATTCCATTTGGTCAAAATCAACATATCGTTCAGCACGATTGTGTTGATTCATTATACCTAACTGAAGATTAAAGGAATTCTGAGATCTTGCGGTTTTGAAAGATTGTCCACTCGCAGAAGTAAATCTGCTTTGAAATTTATCTAACTGATACCTTCTCAGTCGTCGGCCTGATTGTGTTCTTCGTGCTGTTAGTGGACCTGAAAATACTCTTGTCAGAGATTTAAAAAGGTCTGACCTTGGGTTTCTTGGGTTTCTGTTTTGATTTGCCATTTATCTATCCCTTAATAAGCCAAATAAAATCTTTTTGTTGTTGCATTTCTTTTTTGGCGTTGTCGCTCCAAACACCTTGACGGTGGCCTTCCATTCCCGGTATTGTGGTTTTTATTTGTCTAGTACTCAACATCATTGAGTCAGCCATTGCTCTCTTGTATTCTAAATCTTTTTTGTTAACTTCTAGGGCTGTGTCCCTTACCCAACAAGCAATTGCCAATGCCATAACCAAGTCATCGTGATAACTTCTCATGGCCTGTGCTTTGTTGTTATTCCATATAAATGTTTTGAACTCGTCTATAATGCGTGAAGAATATATTGTAATTAGTTTATTTCGTATGAATTCTTCCATTTTCGCTACGATAAGTGGACGAGTCTTGGAGGAGGTAGTAAAACCGGGGACAGAATTGTTGATTGACTCGGCGCGTAACTGATCAACATACTCATGCGTGCCCTTTATTGAAAAATAAAGATTAGGGTATGATCTGTCTTGCAACTTCTCTAGGATTGATATTCCTAGACTGTTATTCTCAACCACCAGCAGACAATTGCCAAATTCTCTACCTGTGGAATCAAGAATAGAAGCAAATTCCTCAAGGTTTGGTTTTCCACGATATTCACCTACTATCTCCATAGTCTCTAACTTAACTATGTGGAAAACAGAAAAATCCGCTCCATCTCCTCGGGCAACATCAGCAGACATCATATATGTGGCCTCTGGGCTATACTGTTCCCAAAGCCATAGATTACGATCGAAGCCGGTTCTATACATTGGATCTTTGACACCAAAAACTAATCTTTCTAAATCTTCCGGATGTATGACAGTTTCGCCAGAAGCATTGAAACTACACTCAAGCTCTTGGGCGATCTGTCTACGAGACATATTTCTAGTCTCTTTTTCAAACCATTCTTGATCACGATCGGGGTGAACGCTCCAAGGAAGATTGGTAGGATGAAAGTCGTTTACATTTTGTTCTGATTCAGTGTACGTTTTGTGAAACCAGTTACCAACACCATTCGGCGTGGACAATGCGATGCACCGACCACCAGTTGATAGTGTGGGATACAAGCCTGTCCACAGATCTTCTAGCCCTTCAACGTGTGCGGCCTCGTCAATAATAAGAAGTGAGAGTGCTTCAGAACGACCAGCATCACCAGATGTGGATGCGGCTTTAACTTCTGAACCGTTGGTTAGGACAAACGAAGTTCTGTTATCAATCTTAATCTCTGCAATACGAAGCCAAGGGGGAACATTCTGCATAATGTTCTTTACCTTCTTGACTAGGTTTGCAGCGGTTTGGAATTTAGTTGCGATAACCAAGACATTTTTGTCTCGGTAAAATAACATCAGCCACACAACATATGCGGCTGTGATGGTTGAGATACCCAACTGTCGTGCTTTAAGAATAACATTAAAGCGGTAGTCGTTAAAGTCTACAAGCAAATCATCCTGAAAGGGATACGTCTTAAATGGTATCAGACCTTTCAGGGGATGAGAGATTCTAGCGTAATTGTTGATGAAGTAAGCCGGGTCCTTGCCGCACTTAACTATCTCTTTGACAGTTTCTTTTTTGGATAGGCCCGCCGGCATTACTCAGCCTTGTAAGTGCTGTTTACATCCTTTCTAGCGTGGACTTTGCCTTTGCCTGCGTAAACGGGCTGACCGGGTGTGGGCGCTTTTCGCTTATCATTCTTGGCTTTCTTCTCTCCAGCATCTTGTTCTAAGAACTTGCGGAAGTTATCTTCAAGCCTGTCCTCAGATGGATCACTGATACCCTCAGTGCTGTCGTCAAGACCGCCTATAAGATAAAAACATTTGGCTTGAACCCAAGTTCTGACCCTAGATGTATTTTGAACTATTGCATCCATCTCGCCATCTTTAGTAAGCGACAGGGAACTACCCGTCACTTTTCTGTATTCTTTCTTGACGAATGATGTAATATCTTCAATCATTTGCTCAAGGTCAGACTCAAAGCCGTTTGCATAAACATCTTTAAGTTTAATTTCGGCATGATAGTGAATACATAACTTGTTTCCGTGAAAAGAGACTTTAAACCCATCCATAACTCTGGAGTCTAAAATAGGATGTCCTTCCTCTCTCTTAAGGCCGACATTGATAGGTTCCCCATTTTCATCGAGGGCTCCATCATAACTGTTTGCCATGACTTGTGAGATACCTTGAACGATTTCCATTGTTGTAGCCATTATTTCTTCTCCTTAAGATATCTTTTAACTTCTTGAGTTACAAGTTCTTTGATTGTATTATCGGACATATCAGTAGAAATATCAGCACGGCCTGCGCTGGAGAGAAAGGCGCGTTCAGGCGTCGTGTAATAAACTAAATCTTGTAAATGCTTCTCAATTCTTCTAAGTGTGTCCAACACCTCTCGCGATTGTGAAGAGTGTGTTTTGTCCTTAAGTTTTTCATTCATTGTTTGGTCTCCAACCTGATTCCCAGCGTTCTTCGCGTCCTTCGACCCACTGTATATAACATTTCTTACAACATTCGAACTTATTCATAAATACATCATCTCTTATTTTAAAAGAATACGCCTTACAAACGGGACAAGTTCTCCTAGTTGCGTCTTTATTAAGTAGTTTTTTAGAGATTAAAAAGCCGTCTTGTTCTACTTTATCATCCTTTTCTTCGAATGAACGCTCTTTTTCGGCAAGCTTTTTAATCTGGTCTTGATAAGACTTTTCTTTTTCATCGTTCCAATGTTTCCTTGGGTTCTCTATAGCCTCTGGGCCATATTTCTTTGCAATCGCTTGTTCAAACTTAGCGATGTCATTTAAATCTAAATCTTTTTTCATTACCGGCTCGCAAAATGATAAGTGCCGAAGCCAACTCCAAAACCAACGGCAACGCTGGTTGCGACAACTACGGGTATGTTTAGTTTTTTATTCTTCTTAATAATATCGCGTAGAGTTTCTAACTCTTCGTCCCTTGTATCAATCTCCACTTGATAGCGGACTTGGGTTTCGTCAAGGGTGATCTGCATATTTTTAATTACAAGTTCTGAGTCTAATACGAGTGCTCGCTTTTCGAATTCGCATTGAGTTTTCATCTCTTCTGCCAAGAACTCTTTCCAAGTTAATAGTTTGGCCGTGGCATCAGTGTCAAAACATGTTGCCTCAAATGGCACAACCCCGCCTTGCGGAACGAGAGTAAACTTACCATCGCCACCGTAAGCGGCCGGGATCGCCAAGAGAAGTAAAAATAATGTTTTAATCAACGTGTTCAAAACCAAACTTTGCCTCAATCTCCACGATCAGTTGATCTGGGTTGTTTTGTCGTAGTGTAACGAAGTCTTGCACTCGCTCACTCTTTGCTTCTGCTACCGCTTGCTGGTATTCAGTGTATTCCATTTCCAGTTCTTCAAGCTTTGCTTTATAGTCTTCCAGAGCCTTTGCCTTGCGTTCAGTCTCGCGTTGGTGGCTCTTCTTTAGTTCTTTTAATCTTGTCTCATAGCTTTCTACGGACGCGTCGTATGCATCAACAAGGCCCTTATGGTCTTGCCACCAGAAGAAGGAGACCACAAATAGCAATGAAGCTATCGCGATCTCCTTCCAATAGGTGCTTATGAACTTCATAAGGCTTCGCATTATGCAGCCTTGAGCTTAACAACGGCATCGATGACTGCTTGGCCACCGAGATAAAGAGCCGAGATGGTTACCCAATCTCCGCTAGTCAAAAAGCCACCAGCCGCAAGGCCGGTTGCAGTTGCCCAGACAAGTAGCTTGCGCGATACAACCTTTTCCAAGGTCTTATCGACTGCTCCCTTAATCATATTCATGTTACCTCCATTTATAATAAATAGTTATTGGTTTATATAAGCATAACCTTCTTTTTTGGAAATGTCAAGGGTTAAATCAACAACATCTTTCAAAGAATCCAAATGGGATATCAAAAGAGTTGTTTTGAAATGTACCTTAA